ACATACCGTTTCGCTTCTCTCGCAAATGTAATAGGATAACGATGAATAGCGGGAGTACATAACATCCATATTGCACCATCATCCCCGACTCCTGCTAGTCCGGCGGTCTCGCCGTCTGGTACTGTGAAATACACAGCAGAGCCAATCCTAGCCATTTGTAATAGCTCAGTCATAGGATCTAGCCCATGACCTTCTACGACCTCTCTGAGGTCATCTGGACGTAGGTTAGAGGCCACCTCTCTGGCAGCCTCCTCTGTTATTGGGTGTATGTAATTAGGCACGTCTATAATATCTAGGTGAATAGTAGCCTTCCCATGACATAGCTCGTAACGTAGATGGAGCGGGATGACTAGATTTAAGTGTAATATCTACGTTTGTATTTTGTTCATATACAGGCACGGTTTGTATGTACTCGTCTAGATAAGGGGATCTAGATGCACTATAGCCATCCATAATAGTTGACTCATAGACCTCTGTGTAATCAGTTTTACCTACACGTTCAAGTGTGGTTTCATATAAACCTATCTTGCCGAAATGAAACTTAACTCTATGTATTACAAGTGAAGAGTTTACATCAGATAAAAAGCGTTGACCTTCTGTTCTGGTATAATATAATCTTGGAAACTTAACACTATATTCATATATGTAACCTATTGTAAGAGTTGCTCCTTGCCAGTTTCCCGGTACAGTAAAACTTGTACCTGATACTGTGCATTTAGCATATCTGCCTTGGTCTTTAGTAGGAGCCGGAGTCCCGCCTTCATCAATTACAACTAACTCATAGTTAGGTGAGGTAACTGAGCTCAACCAACTAACACCAGAAAAGGTAGTCAGGTTTGTAGCTGAATCAAAGCTGCCACCACTAACAGTAGTATGATTATCTACATGTAGTAAAAAGTCTACATTATCTATAATTGTTGAAGGGTCAGTTTCTTGTTGTACTAAAGGCATACTCTGTAAGAAATAATCAGAGTCTAAGAAAAAGTATTCATCATTAATAATAAAATGATAGGTTAATGGGTTATTAAACTTCCACTTAAACCATGCAGATTGTTGACGTTTATCCCCTACATTAAGGTATCTAAAACCTATTACAGTATCAGATCCAGTTTTACCTATAGCAACTATCTGATTTTCTCTGGAGTTAGTTAATAAATCTACCTCTTTTGATATTGTAGTAGGTATAATTTTACTTTGTTCTACAACATTAGGCTCACCTTCTCGTGCAATATTAGCCATTTCATTAAATCGACTAAATTTACCAGAGTTATCTAAGTAAGCTATCGTCGTACCTAAAGATATTGGTGGTACAGTTTTGTTGTAGTTAAATGTAGCTATACTACGCAGCTTTGCAGTATCAGGGTTCAGTACTGTGTCATCAGATGATAACAAAAACTGTTGGTTTGTACTAAATACGACCAAACCTGTGTTTATATCTATACCATCAAACAGTTCAGATGGGAATGTAGAAGAACATGCTATATCTATAGGGTCATTTGCACTAACAACTAGGGCTGTTTCTGACCAAAAATTAGGTACACCAACTGTTCCCGGTCTACATAATACCACATTTTCGCCTGCTAAAAGGGCTAATCTGTTACGGAAAAACAATACTTTATTAATACGTTTACCTACAAATGATGGAATTGGGTTAGTTATATCATCACCTACTTCTCTATCAGCATATGTAAACTGTTTTACAGTAAATGTAGTAGTAGCTGTACGTTGTATAACAATAGGCATGTTAGTAAAACTTGTTACTATGCCCGGTTTTGCACATTCTACCCAAGATCCTGTACCATCTACATTGTTTTCTCCTTCAAATCTTAGGTAATAATCATCTTCATCTGACATACGAGCGTTAGCTACCTTTACTATATACCCATGTTTACATTGTTTAGGTAGTAAAGTTACGTCATTTACACTCGATCCCATGTTACGCATGAGGTCGTCTTCTACAATTTCTATATTAAATGCACTAGACTTTGTAAGATACAAACCGTTACCTATTACTGTAGCTGTAATACCTGTTCCAGTAAATTCAGCTTGTAATCCGCCAAGAATTGTATCAACTGTCACAGCTGTATCAGCATCGAATGGTGTAGGTGCAGGGCGTATAGCTTTAATGTTAGCTTTAACAGCTATAGCTTCATGATCTGTAATTTCGATTGTATATGTAGCAGATGATTCTCCTTTTGTAGAATTACCACCACTTACACCACCAGTTACTGTACGACCTTTTGCTTGATCCATTGTGACACTTACCTTATCTCCTGTGATCCAACCTTCACCACCATGTAGTAATGTTATTCCTCGACTATATGCACATGCAAAGTCTTCTGCGGAGTCTCCATCCCCACCTACAGTACCCTGTTGTCCTAATATATTTAATTTGAATATAAGGTTGTCTTTACCAGAAGTATAAGCAGAGCCACTAGAGTTAACTACTGATACAATATTAGTACCACTATAACTACTGGCAGCAGTTACAGAAAAAGTTTGTACACCGATACCTCGACACTGCCCTGTACCTGATGATTCATCAAGATTATCAGATGTAATTTTAACACGTGTAGCTCTATTTATAGTAGTAGTGGTGCTGTCGTCGTAAGCGTTAAGCGCATACTGTCTACCATTTTCTGTTCTAGTCAGTTCAATAAATGCAAAGTGGGCATCAGGATATGCGGTTGCACTTCCTGTTGTACCTACCAATGTGTTAGCATTAGTACTGTCACGACTACTAATAAAGGTAGTGTCGTTGATAGTAAGGAATTGTAAATTTTCTGGTTCACTTGTTGCAAGATAATTTTGTATTGCAGTTTGTCCGCCTGTGCCGTAGGCTGTAGTCATAAGTGTACCGTCACTACAACGCCACACTCTGACTTGTCCATCAGCTGCTACCTGTCCTATGTATGATCCTTCGTCTTCATCTCTATGGTAGTGAAACCACGAACCACCTGACTGTACTGAGGATAAGGGACTGCTGCCTATTCTTTTACTACCCGGTCTTTTATATAAACCACGTGTCACATCTGGTATAGCGTTGACAACATCTTTTACTTGTCCGGGAAATTTTAATTGATCGGGCTGTTCCGATATACCTCCCACATAATTAGGGATGGTTTGTGTAATACTAGCCATTAGCGTTTAAGATTTGTCCAAGGTTGATAAGTTTGATATGCAGTATTTTCTGGGAATCCAAACATACTATGATTACCTTGATTACATTCGTACTCCATGATAGCAGCTCGTGCTAGAGATTCTTGTTGTGTAATTAGTTTAACTAAGTTAGGATTTGCAACTAGCTGTGTAGCTGCCTGTCTGGATGCTCTGTATGTTATGTATCTTTTAAATACAGTAGGTAGATCTTCATAATTATACATCTTAACTACATCTAAGTCAATGCTTTCGATTGTAGAAAAGTCGTCTGTGTGATCTATCTTATCATATAAGTAACCACCTCGTCTAACAACATCGTACTCTCTACGTGACCAACCTTTAGAAACATCAAGCTGTAGCACATCATTAGCTATAGCTATTTTGCCTGTAACTGAGTCAGGTGTATATTTTACATGTAGTTCTGTGTTAAAATGCCAACCTTCTGCTTGTGTATCTACGTTAGCATCACGAAGTAAGTTATAAATAAATGCGATCTCTGGATTATCATAAACCAAAGACGTTACTGGTGCTTGACCTATAGCTCCCAGTATAGAGTTTACTGCGGATAGTTCTGTATCGAGGTCAATAGTTGTGGAAGCCATAATAAAAAAAGGGGAGCCGAAGCTCCCGTATAAAAATAAAAATTAGAAACCAGATGGGGCTGTGTTTGTACCGGCGTACAACTCAACAGCAGCAGCAGGGTTAAGTGCGTCTGCTCCCATTGCTAGACGTCCGAGAATGACATCGCCTTGGTAAACCACGGATATGTCTCCGCTTGTTACCTGTACTTGTGGTCCGATTGCTTCAACAACACCGGCGGCTTCCTTCTGGAAGATAAGTCCGCATGAGTTCTCGAAGTCAGAGTTACCATTACCGTAAGAGTTTACAGTCTTAACAGCACCTGATCCGGCTGTCTCGTCAACCATTGTTACTTCTGTGAAGTCACCTGTGTTGCCGGGATCTGTTACACCGGGGTTTGTGCCTGATACAGAACCGTACTTAGTACCGAATCTACCAAAGAATGGTATGTTCATTGACTTGTAGATCTTGATGCCTGCAATTTCAACGATGCCATTACCTGTTTGTAGTGCGTCACCTGTCTCGTCTCTGTTGATAAGACCGTTAGAACCTGTCTCTTGGATAAGTTCGTAGTACTGTCTAGGGTTAAGTACACCCACTCTACCATCCTGAGATACACCTTTCTCGTCTAGTGCAGCAGCTGCATCGTAGAAAGCGTTGATTAGTGAGGTAGCTGTATAAGCTTGGTCAGCATTTGTGCCTGCTGCACCAACTTTGATCTGTGTTCCACCGGGCTCAACGAAGTTAGTCTTAGTGATAGGACTAGCTTGTCTAGCTGCCTTAGTGATAGATCTGAAGATCTTTCTGTCATACTTCTCTGCAAGAGCGTATCCGATCTTCTTGGAAATTTCACCTCTCAAATCGTAGTGAGAAAGTGTTTCATCCAATTCATATACAAACGCAGAACTAATTAATAGGTCGTCGCATGTAATAGTTTTTTCAGCTACTGGAGGTGCAGAATCACTGTTACCTAGTATGCTGTTTCCGGGAGTATGATACTCCGCAGTTGTTCTACCGGTGAAAATGAACTGAAGACTCTTACCGTTTTGTAAGGTTCTCTTCATTACAAGGTCTCTAGCGATTGTGTTACGCTGAAATCCTTTGAACATTTCCCCGCTGAACAACTTTAAATAAAGTGCTCTCCTATCAGCAGTTGTGGAGATCGCACTATTATTAGCACCCGGGCTAGTTAAGCTCGTGGTTAATGTGCTATTCTGTTGTGCCATTGTTATGGATTTGTTAAGGGTTTATATTTCTTAGATCTAATTTTCTCGAGATTTGTTTGTGGTCTATCCCACCGTCTAGACGGCATAAGGTGTCCGGCTTACCG